TTGAAGACTTTGAAGTAGATAAGAAATTTAAGAAAGCATTTGAAACAGCAATGATGTTGCCATCTAAGGCAGCTGCTGCAAGTTTGATGGATACGATGTCTAAGACTCCATCACAGGGTGATGGTACTAGTATAATCAAGAAGAACTTATCTGTACTACAGTCAGCATTTAAACTTCCTACACCTGAACCAACAGAGGATGAGAGTAAGTCGGAGTCAGAACAACTTGATCCAGAGGAACTAAAGAAGAAACGTGACGATTGGGCTAAGAGTGAGGAGAAAGAACAAGAGAAAGATAAGAGTAGAAATCCATTTGAATTAGGTGTCAAGTTCTTGATGACTAAGGCATTCTCATTCATGGCAAATAAGAAAGCTGGTGGTGCAATGGCTCCATCAATTGCTACGGGTGATCCATTTATACCAGAACCATTTCCTATGATGGGATATAGTGGATCATTGGTGGGTGATGGTGAGAATAAAGGAGGTTTCTGGAATAGACTCAAGAGTGGTGCTAAGAAGGCATTTGATTACACACCTGTTGGTATGGGTATGAAACTCTTTGGTAAGGCTAAAGATAAGTTCAACGAGATGGGAGGTGGTGACAAACTTAAAGGTATGTTAGGTGGTATTGGTAACTTTGCCAAGAAAGCATTTAAGTATACACCTCTAGGTATGGCAGTTGGTGCTGGTAGTTCCATCATCAATAAGATCAGAGGTGGTGATCAAACTAACCTAAATGAACTAACAGAGGAAGTGATAGCAGAGAACGACCAAAAACAACAAGATATAATTAATGCTGCACGTAATCCATCACCCGAAACGGTGAAACCACCTTCACCCTCTGGAGGAATGCAACCTCAAGGATCTATGGATCAAGGAACCTCTGAAGCTGTACCTAAGATCAAGTACAGTCCATATTTTGATGAATACACAGTCACTAGTCAGTTCTGATGCAAGAAACCAAGTCAAATTTTAGTCTAAGGCACTTCGTAATCAGTTCACCTGCATTAGACGAACCAGTGCCCTTAACCATGAACCATGTTCTGTATTTGAAATATACAGAGGATATTCGTAGTGCGTCAATAAGATTGGAAGCACAGATAACTGATAGTGACGTTGGTATCGTATCAACATTACAAGGTATGGAACCTGTATTCATTGGATGGGAAGACACAGAAGAACCAACTACTAACTTTTATCAGATCAATGGTGTCATATATGACATACAGGATAGGACAACTAAGGATGGTAAGTCTAAGGCTACCTTATTAATATGTACATATGATCTTGTTAACAATGCTGCTACTAAATTATCCAGACGATTTGGTAAAGGTGGTGGTAAAAAGATCAGTGATATTGTAAGGACAGAGATTTTAAAGGACGTATTGCATACAAATTATACAATGGAGATTGAGAAGACAGAGAATAAGTTTTCATTCATATCACCATACTGGTCACCATATACTATAATCAAATGGTTATGTGCTAAGAGTATACCAGAGAAGAAGAAGGGAACTAAAGCTGCATCTGCTGGTTATTGTTTCTTCCAGAATAAGAGAGGATATAACTTCTTATCATATGATTACTTCTCCCGTCAAAAACCAGTCAAGAAATTAGTAGTAGGACATGAACCTGCAGAAGGTGAGGAACCTGAGGAAGATAAGAATATCATACCTATTAATAAACTTGACATCACATCAAACTTTGATGTGTTGAAGGGTCTTAACGTAGGATCATTCAATAGTATGGTCATGACTTTGGATGTAAAGGACATGCATTACGTAGAACATCCTTTCAACATAACTAAATATTACAAGGATGTGCCCTTAATGAACGATAACTTCGTAGCACCAGATTACTATAAGAAATTTGATAGGGACAACGCACATACTCGTATTATGTCTAAGATTATGGATACTGCTCTCTTCACAGAGGGTACAATGACTAAGGGAATGACAAAGCAACTATCCCAAGCATCCCTGAGAGAAAAATTATTTTACAATAAAGCAGCAGAAGTAGAATATATTGGTACTAACGAACTCACAGTAGGTGATGTGGTTGAGGTATTGACATTTAAAGGTAAAGATAAAGAGTTAGATTATGAGAACAGTGGTAAATATGTTATCGGTCGAGTTGAGAAACAATTCGTATCATCAGGAGATATGATGAGTACTAAATTAGTCTTATACACAGATAGTCCTGGTTCTCCACCAACGTCATGACGGAAGGTTCTGCTAATTTTATAGGAAAAGATGGGTTCAACTGGTTCGTCGGACAGGTTGAGAACGATGGTAGTGGTCATTTTGCATCAGACCTTGCCAAAAATCTTTCTGCCACTGCTGCTAATCTTCTTACCAATTACACTGCACTAGGTATATTTGGTAGGACAAATATTGATTGGGACTGGACTAACAAGGTAAAGGTTAGGATCATGGGATACCATAGTCCTAATAAAGTAGAGTTACCTACTGAAGAACTACCATGGGCATTGGTTATGATGCCTGTCAATTCTCCACAGAGATCTGGTATTGGATCACTGCACCAGTTACAAATAAATTCTTGGGTAATTGGTTTCTTCATGGATGGTGCTAACGCACAGGTTCCTATCATCATAGGTGCACTCGGAGATGAGAACCCACAGTCAGGTTATGGTTCTGAAGGTGGCACAGCTGTTGGATTTGATAGACTGTCTTCACCTGATTATGATGAACTGGTACATGGTGGTGAGGGTAGTAGTGTTGGTGGTACTGGTAGTACAGTCGAAGATAATGAAGAAACAGGACAAGAAGAAGAACCAAAGAATAACGAAGGTATACCAGAAGAGGAAGGTGTTGACGATACCAAGAACCCTCGTGGTCCTGCTGAACCACAGACAGAGGCACAGGTTGCTGCACAAGAAAAGAAATGTGTAACTGTTAACATAGGAAATGGTAAGTGTGGTGGTGAGACTGCTACTAAACTTGAAGGTCCTATGGCAGAGTTCATGAAGTTTGCTCGTGGGATAGAAAAGAATGAGATAGATGAGTTTATTGATAAGAGAACAGGTGATGTTGTTGACCTTGAAGAGAAGATTGATAAAACTACCAATAGAATTCAATCAAAACTTAACGGGTTACTAGGTAACATCAAGGGTGTTGTCATGGAAGATGTCAACAAGATGGTAAAGGAACAACTTGATGGCAATGAGAAACCAGATCCAGAGTTAGATAATAAGGTCAAGGACGAACTTAAGAATGTTAGTGATCTTGTATCATGTCTGTTCAAAGATATGGTTGATGATCTGAAAGACTTCATCAAAGGTATGCTCAGTGATCTATTAGAAAAAGCACTTGATAGTGCACTATGTCTTATTCAGAACATGATTGGTGATATCATGGGTAAGATCATGGAGAAGGTAGAACAAGCACTCAGTATGTTGAAAGGAGTCGTTGGTTCTATCAAGGATAAGGCTGATATGATTCAGGGACTACTCAGTAAAGTTTTAGAATTTATTGATCTATTCTGTGATGGTGCAGTATCATGTGCTATCGGTGCATCTGTATTTGAGACATGCCATGGTCCTAAAGCAAAGGGTAATGATGCCAAGCAGAAGGAAGTTGACCAGTATCCAGTCAAACCTCCTAAGAGTGGTGAGGTAATAGGTGATGGTAAACCTAAGAATGGATATGTACCGTTCATGAGTGCAGGTAAGAAACAAGTATTTGATACTAAGAGTGGTGCTCTTGTTGATCTGGACAGTGATGCAGGTAAGGCAACTGGTATAACTGATAAAGATTTTGATACACGAGGACCTCTAGAGAAGTTTGAGTCATTGAATTTCTATGATAGTGAAGGTAATATTCAGTTTGATGCACTCAACTGTAACAATAGTATCCTGAATAAGAAACCATGCTTCCCTGAAATGGTATGGGATAATTTACAGTCCAGTACTCCAGTTAAAGCACTACCTATCATTGATGACATAGGTGCTATTGTTGGTGTGTTCATGCGTAATAAAGGATCAAGAGTTAACAAAGAAGCAAAAGTTCGTGCTCAGTTCACATGTAATGAACCTGAGGGTGGTGGTGCAACCTTTAAACCCAACATCGTTGATGGTGGACTTGAGAAAGGAAATGTGGTAGACTCTGTTACAGTACTTACCAGTGGTATTGGATATGGATTTGATCCTGCTGATACATTCTGCCCTAAAGAACAGTATGCTGCTCTAGTTCCAAAAGCTGGTCTAGTACAGCATGTGAAGGATGGAGACTTCTTAATGTTATCTAAGACTGCTGAGGGTGTTGAATCTTCTTCCAACCCTGATATACTAGAGGTGGTAGACACAGATCATGACGACAATAACATCCTTATTGCTACCATTGATCCTAAATTTAACCCACAGTTTGAGGTAGGTGTGGAGTTGATGACTAAATCAAAACATAAATTTATACTTAACTTCCAACGTAAGTTCCCTGATCTTATTGTACCAGGTAGAGCTAAGGCAGTATATGCAAATTGTGGTGACTTGATACCAGTTATGAATGATATTAAACCCATTAACGTGGGTAGAAAGTATGTTAATCCTGTGATTACCATTGGTAGTGGTGCGAAAGAGCAAGTTATCGGTACGTTTAGTGTTGATAATCAGGGTAGGTTGGTCGAACCTACTATCACTAACAAGGTTCTTGGGTTTGTTAAACCTAAGATTAGAGATCTTGGAACACCAGATCAACCTGCTAGGGGTACTGGTGGTGCTATTGCAGTGACATACACTTACACTGGTCCTAGAAAGATCAGAGAGACAGGTATGTTAGATCTCCAGACTTACATAGATTGTGTCGGACACCCAATGTTAAAGTAAATGTCAGTTAATTTATTCTCAGGTGGTTCGATTTTAAATAATCTGCTACCACAAATAAAAATTCGGTACCCTAGGAACTGGGTAGAAATCAGTTCTGCAGGTCATGTACTGGAAAGAAATAACACTAAGGAAGGAGAAAGGTTCCGTCTTATCCATGCGAAGGGTAACTTCATTGATATGGATGAGAAAAAGAACACAAACATCGTTTCTTACAATGATTTGATCGTTTTAGCTGACCATAATGTTGTAATTCGGTGCGGTGAAGATCCTAAAACAGATAAATTAGTGTTACAGGTGATAGGTGACGTTAATTTGTATGTCGAAGGTGACATGCATACTGAGGTTGAAGGCAACCGCTATGATATGGTGAATGGCAACTGGCAACAAGAGTGCAAAGGTGTCTATAGTCTGATTGCTGATGAGAACATGGTGATCACCAGTAAGAATCAGATGAAACTAAATTCTAATTCTTATGAGAACAAAACAACCTTCCTACTAAATGACTTGAGCGAAGGTGGCTCCATCAAGGAGAACGTCAAAGGTAACTATGAAGTTAAGATCCAGAAGGAAACTGCAACATTCTCCGTCCGTAGTGAGGGAGACATTCGTACTGAAGCACTCAAGTGCAGGTATGAAAAGACTGATGGTAATGTAATCCAACAGGTTGGAGGTAAGATAAAGACCAACATAGATGGTGGTTCTATATCTTGCATTGCTGGTGGTTGTTTCGATGGAATGGCCGATGCTCCTTCAAGCAATAGTTATGATATCACTGTCTCTGGTGTAATGAATACATCAACCAGTGGCAATTATGTAGTAGCAGCAGGTGGCAACATAGATTTGGATGCATCTGCTATCTATTTGAATTGATGTCGCATTTACTAAGAACAAATGACTTTCCACATGTCAGTAACTAAGCAAGAAGCAATGTTTTTAAAGAGCATTCTTGCTGACCATTTAGACGATTACGTCGAAGAAATTGTACGAAGAGACACAGATAATACCAAATGCATTGACACACTGCAGGCTACACGTGCTGCAGGTCTTAGCCTTATGGAGAAGGCAGGTGAGATCAACAGACGTGCCAGTCGAGCAAGTGAACAGTCCTACTTTACAAACCTCAAGTAGTATGCTAGGATAGATATAGTATATTGCCTTTTATTATGAACTTCCCCTTCCCCGAAGAAGAATACCTTGATAAGGTAACTGTTGACATTCCTAGAAAAAGGTTTACACTACTATCAGATAAAGGAAGCGTCCAGTGTGTTGATTGTGATAACGGTGATGAATTCCTAAGAGTTCTCGAATTCGTTCGGGACACATGTACAATGAATGACGTGGTGTATGTTTAATGTCTTATAATAAAACTTATTCAGAAATCAAACAGATCCTTAAGGACAGCAAGAGGATCAGCAAAGTTACCATGCTTAAGGTTGCTAAGTTAGCAATCATTGAGACTATGGGAGAAACTAGGACACTTGACGTAGAGGTCACGTGGGATAGCAAACTAGGTGATGACTTAATGCTAGACAGTCTGGACATGGTAGAACTTGTCATGTTTTTAGAAGAATGTTTTGGTGTTGAGATACCTGACGAAGATGCAGGTGAGATAGTTACCGTTGGTGATGCTATTGAAGTAATCAAGAAGTGTAAGGCAAACAAAGGTAAGAAAAGAAAGATCAATGTTGCCAAGTATAAGAAGGCACCAAATCCTGATGCACCTCTAACTGCTGCAAAGTCAGCACGTGCACAGGCAGATGCAGCTGCTAAGAAAACAGAGGAACTTGAAGCAGAGATAGATAAAGCACTAGAAGAGGAAGAGTGAAGAGAGTTTATTGGGACTACACATTAGGAGATAATCCTGGTGTACAATTCCCTGATGAAATAGTACAAGACCCTAAAAAATTTCGGGCAGGATATTCGTCCAAATACGATCACTCAAAATGTCCTGCATGGAAGAAGTGGACAGAGAACTGTTGGGTAGTAACTCAACCGTTCGATATTGGTATGAAATGTGATACCAAGACAGGTAAACTTGGAACTGATCTCACACAGAAAGCATACGATGCATACTTCCATGTAGGAGAGAACTGGTTGGCAGGTACATATCCAGAGATCCAACTCAAGTTGAGTTATATGCTATGGACAAATGAGAAAGATGTATGGGTGGAACAGATCCCACATCCTTTATTGTCACGAGTTGGGTTTGAACTGATACCTGCAACGTTTCCTATATCACACTGGCAACGACCACTAGTGGTTGGACTTAAGATCCTAGATACGGATCGGAACTTGATGCTCAAGGCAGGTACTCCACTATATTATTTCAGACTATACTCTAAGAAGAGTGATCCAGACTTTATCATAGAACGCAAAGCACCACCAGAGGAGTGGTATAAGATGAATAAACAAACACACATACTACGTGAGTTTGCACCATTTAGATCATGGGACATAATAAAGCAAAGACTATCTAACGGTGGCAAGTGCCCAATCAAATGGAAATAGATACATTCGAGGAATGGTTCGAGGGTGAGTTTGATAACTGGACACAAGCATCAGCTAATCCTACATCATGGGCACACATATATGTTAAGCATGAGAAGATAGATGACCATAAGTTCCTAACCAGTTCCAGATATAACTATCAACCAGACAAACCATATCGTGAACAGGTAGTAGAAGTCACACAACCACACGTAATTGGTGCTCATGTCTCTATTATAATAGTAAAGAATCCTGCATGTGATATGATCTTCTCTTACATTGAAAGTGAGAAGATGTTCTTAGGACATTCGTGCGAAGGATGTATGTGGAAGGACAAACCACTAGAGAGTAAGGCAAGATTATACAAGGATGAGTATCATACATGGGATAAAGGGTATTGGCAAGGTAGTGAAGGTTTCTTTCACTTCAAAAAGAATGTATAAATATACTTGAACGTTTTATTGTGGAATAGGTGTGGCAACACGTAAAATATCTGATCTTACATTATTAAACGCAGGTGACGTATCATCGAGTGATACTTTACTTCTACTTGATAACTCAGACCCAACTGATCAAAATAAAAGATCTGCAGTCGGAAGTATATTCCGTGCAGTACCTTCTGGTACATATTCAGTGCCAGGTGTTCAGTTTGAGCTAAAAACTAAGACAGGTCTCTTCTCTGAACAACAGGGACAAATTGGTCTTGCAATGGGTGATGCAAGATTGAACTTACAGAAAGTAGGTACGACATTAAACATACAGGCTAAGGACAGTGCTGATACTAACCTAGACTTTACCATATCTGCTCAGGGTACAGGTAAAATACGTCTAGGTTCTATTTTAGCAATTACTGATACCTTATTCATTATACCCAACTCTTCGGACAACACGAAAGTTGCTCGATTTAGTACAGCAGACATACCAACAGGTGTACAGCATACTTATATCTTACCTTCAAATGGTGAGGTAGCGACAGCAGATACATTAGTTACTCTGAGTGCCACACAGACGTTATCTAATAAAACTCTGGACAATGCTGCTTTCTCTGGTACATTGACTGTTGATACTATTCAGATCAATGGTAATACAACCTTAGGTGATAGTGCAAGTGATAGCGTAACTGTCAATGCTGCTAGTACATTCAGTGCAGCTGCAACATTCTCAAACACATCTGTATTTCAACAGACTGTTGACATAACCAGTACTCTTACCTGTAACGACCATATTGATATGGTTGATGACAAACGTATTAAGTTGGGAACTGATGATGATCTAGCGATATATTATTTCAGTGCTTCAGATAACGCTTACATATCAACTATGACAGCGACTGCTGATTTAACTATCTCTGCTAGAGAAGTAGAGTTGATGAATCAGAACCATACCTCATACTATTTCAAAGGTACTGAAACAGAGTCAATACTATATCATAATAATTCACCACGTATAACAACATCCGCAACAGGTATAAACATAGGAGGAGCAATAGATGCGGTCACATCCATCACTGGTAGCGGTGACATTGCTATCGCTACAGATAAGTTTACTCTGGCTTCTGCTAGTGGTGACGCAGTATTTGGCGGTAACATCACAGCCAATGGCACAGGCGATTTTCAATTAGGTACGCAAGCAAGTGTTAAATGTGGTATTGGTAGACCAGCAGGCACATATAACCTCGAAGTTGAGGGAACTATATATGCTACGGGGTCAACTATTATCGCAGGTAGTGCATCTGCAGGTAAGTTTATCTTACAAAAAGGTGTCGTTGGTATTGGTTTACACTTTACTGATAACACAGGTACTGACCAAATGGTACTAGATACTAATGGTAATCTAGGTATTGCCAAGACTCCAACTAAAAAGTTAGATGTATCTGGTGATTCAAACATTGATGGTGATCTAGCAATCACAACCACTAACCCTGCTGCAGGTACTGGTGGTACAATAACTGCTAGACAGGTCATACTTACTGATCCTCAAACTGGATCTGTAGCTACATTAAACGCAAATACATCTGGGGGTACTTCCAGAGGTAAAATTTACTTCCATTCATTTAATTAACCATGGCAACTAAGCAAAATGGTGTACTTGGTTCCTATACACCAACAGTCACACCATACACAAACGGAACCGTAGAAGCTAACGCACAAGCACTAACGGGTCAAGAATTCGCATTTTACACATGTCCTGGTGCAACAG